GCGTTATCATATTTCCTTCCACCACGCCTGTGTAATTACATCATATATAGCTGCGGCTGGGCTGTCTCCGTAAACGTGAGCAATTCTCTCTCTATACTTTGGCGGTTCATCATCTGTAAATTCAATGGCTATTGATTCAACTTCTCCGTTTTCTTCCCATGTATAATCATAATGCCAACCTGATAAGTGCGGTGTCACATCACACAAGCCATCAAAAATCTTATTAAATGACTTTTCAAACAATTCTGTATCTGTTCCTTTGACTATTTTAGTTATCCTCCAATTTCTTCAACTCAGAACACATATCATCAAGGGTCAATAAACCATTTTGATATAGTTTAATAATGGTTCGCTGTTCTTCATGGTCTTCGTCTTTAATGTCATCTAAAGTGGTTTCAATTTCCGTTAAAACATCAAGCATCATATCCTGTAACGAACTTCCTTGTGAATAAAACTCTTTAATCAATTTATCTAAATATTTTGCGGCGTTCATAATGTTGTTCATATCTTCTAACCGTTTTGTCATATATCCTCCTTTATCGAAATCTCTTCTCCAAAATCAACAAAATAAAAATATAAATGTCCGCTTCTATCAATAGAAACTAATCTATATTTTCCATTATCATCTGTGAACAGGCGGTCAACATATTGACCTTTTGGCAATAACATCTGTATTTCAATCAATTCATCAGTGGGGTACATTTTATCCCTTTCTAGCAGTCAATTCCTACTGCGTGATAAATCCAATAAAGTCCAATACGATACGAAACCTTATGCCATCTTGTAAAGCGCTGTCCAGTGCAGTCATACTGTGAATTTTTTATTTGTGACAGTTCAATATAATTAATGAAATAATTCTCGGCATCTTCAAAACTCTTAACTGAAAGCGGAAGTGGTATAAGGTCGATATATCCGTCAATGCTTTCCTGAATAATTCGCTCATTATAAAGCCGGTCTCTTTTTTCGTGAGTATATCTTCTGACCTCTTTTTTTAATGAAATCAGTGATTCTCTAAGCAAATCTGTTTCCTGATATGGCTTAGTATTAATTGAATCTTTAACAAGATTTTCAAATGCTGGTATGACTGAATAAGCAAAATGTAAATCATTAATATTATTTATTGTGAATACACGGCTTTTCATTTTTCCTCCTTGTTAGTCTCCCATTTCTGCAAGTGCATTAATAATTACTAAGCATCCAGCCTGTGTCTGTAAAAGTTCTTCGGTTTCTTCAACTGCGCTTTCGGTGGTTTCGTTATAGTCGTAGAAATCCATATCTCTTAAATACTCAACTACATCGACTGCAATATCTCTAATTTCTCTTTTCATATTCTTCTCCTTTAGGCTCTTGCCAATGTCAAACTCTTTTTCAGCATTTCCATTCTCTTTTGGTAGTCGTTGCTATAACGTGGTAGTCCTTCAATCATCTTTGTAATGGCATAAATCTTCATATCTTTGGAACAGTCGTATTTAATGATTTTTAGCAAATGCTGCAATCCGGATAAAGTAACGTTTCCGGCAACATCGTTGTTTAGTTTATAAAACGTTCTACTTGCGGTTAGCGTGAAATAATAATCTTCCATATATCCTCCAATTTAAAAGCCCACTCTTTCGGTGGTGGGCTGACCGTGGTTCATTAAAGCATGACTGGCGCTGTGGTATCGATTGTATAGTTATCGTCATCTTCTAATAACTGTTTAACCATTTCCTTGGCTTCAATGAAAGCCTGTGCTTGACCTTTCTTACTTGCTCTCTTAACTCTAAGCAGTAATTCAGGGCGGTATTCAATCATGGTACTGAAATCTGTCTTCATCACTTTGTAAGAACCAAACTCACTGTCTTCAATGTCAATCTGTTGCGGCATAATGTTTAAGTAATAGGCTTTTGCATCACGGGAGTAGTCAACGCTCACATTGATAAAGTTAGCATCTACCAATTTATCGTTCTTACGTTCAATTACTCTGTAATAGTTATCCGTCAATTTGAAATCGGTATATGATGGGGATTCGGTAACTTCCTCCGGTGCTGGTGCTTCAACAATCGGGGATTCTAACAATTCCATGTTTTCATCAATCATATCCTTTGCAATCATCTTCACTGCCTGTTCTGCAAGTGTGCAAGCACTCACAACGTCATCCGGATTATCCTTGATATGTTTGTTCCAATTATCAATGTAAGCGGCGCTGTTGTCGAAACTCTTATCAGTGCTTACTCCGGTAATTGAAGATAAGATACAAGCGCCTAACTCGGCAACTAATTCTTCTTTTGAATAGTTCTTACTGCCAAAGGTGGAATCGTCTGTCGTCTTTAATCTGTTTAATCTTGCCGGCGCTCCGGTTGAATGTGTCAATTCATGGAAAGCTGTGCTGTAATATGTGCTAACATCTTCAAACTGCTTCATGTTAGGGATAACAACTCTATCAAATGCCGGCATATAATAAGCGGAATTTGAGATACTGTCTCTCACAAACTCAATCTTTGCTCCGTCCTTGGATAAGTAATTCTTAATTACGTTTTCAGCGTTTTGGTTAGCCTCTAACTCGGTGTAGTGTGTACCCTTTGCCTTTTCTTCGATAGGGTTTCCGTCCTTATCAACAAATAAGTTGATTGCAAAGATAGGGTAATATTTCAATGTGTAATGAATTGCGGTCAACACTTCACCGGTCTTATCATCGACCATAGGCGAACCGTCTTCATTCTTGCGTTCATATTCCTTTCCAAAGAACTGAAAGCAAAATTCCCCCTTGTCTTTTAAACTGTCCTTTGGTTTCCAGCCTAACTCTTTAGCCTTTTTAAATGTGATATAGCCGCCTTGATACTCTAAGAAAAGCTGGTTCAAAATGTTATAACGTCTTTTACTGGTGTAATTGTAAGCCTGTCCAATGACTGCCCATGGTTTATGCCATGGAACTACTCCCTTTGATAACTGGTCTGTGATACGGTTGGCGATAATCTGTGAAACTGTCTTCTTTTCTGTCATAATATTCTCCTTTTTGGCGCTATTATTGCGCTATTCTATATGACTGTATTTCAATACAAGATTTGAAGATTAAAATAAATAAGAAACTACAAACATTACTGTTTGGCATACTAAAGCAATAACTACGATATGATATGTTTTGTCGTCCATATTAAGCCTCAAATATCTCCGGATAGTCACATTTAATACATTCATCAATATAATGGCGTGTTCCAAATAATCTTATATAAGGTCTATCACCATATACGATTTTTACTCTGTGAACTGTCTTTTCTTTACTCCATGCGCCGGAAACAACTATGGCATAATCTTCTATGCCTGACTGAATATCCTTTAATTCCAAACCACCTAACTCTGACCAATAACCAACTGCGGCACTCATGCGATAATACTGCTTTTCTTCGCTTGTCATTATTTCATACTCCCGCAAGCGATAATGGCACATAGTCTGTCTATGGCGGCTATATCCTCTTGAGAAAATGCGGCATCGTAATTGAATACGCTGTCATTCATTACTTCTAACAATTCGGTATTATCTCCCGACTGAAAGAAATCACGTACTGCGAAATCAAACGCCTCTCTTAAATCTCCACCTGTGATGTGGTCGTCCTCGCATAAATCATGTGCGAAATTCCAGAAATAATCCTGTGCATTTACGCTATAAATAGCATTTACTGTGTGTAGCATAAAATCTCCTTTCGTGCGGTATTATTCCGCTAATTTTGGCGCCCTTTTTGGGCATAAGTAAGGGCTATCTTTCGGTAGCCCATTTAATATTTTGAAACGCCTCTTTCCTTACTCTGTCACGTTATCCGTCATTTCAATACAAGATTTGAAGGATAAAAAATAAAGAAAGAAAGCCATGGCTCACCGTCCATATATACTATTGCCATATATACTCTAGGATTGTCCTTATACCTTTACTTATTAAGCCGTTTAGCTTGCTATGCCTTATATGACATAGCCTAGGATAACAATTTTATCAGTCCATCTTATTTCAGCCATCAAGTCCCTTAAACCCCGTTTAGCATAGAACCTTATGCCCCTATGGTCTAAGACTGCGTTTTATATGCTTGATTGTTCGTAAACTGTTGGTACTGTGTTATCCGGTTGTCCTGTTTTGATAGGATACCCGCCAGCGCTTGCATATTTCTATACTTGCGCCCCGCCTACGATGTAGATATTCCGCAAGCCTTGATAATGTTGCACGCTTGTTTCGTTTACCATTCGGTATGTTGTTTGGTTCGCCATGGGTCGTTGTGTTTCTACCGTTGCCCCTGCCGTTGAACCGTCAACCTGTTTCGTTTGACACACATAGAATAGGCTTTATGTTCCGGATTGCAAACCCTTTTTATCGTGAATTGCCAAAAGTGGCTCAACCATGCGGAAAAATCGCACAAAAATATTTCTAAAAACGGGGGAAAACATGGGGAAAAATAGAAAAATCGGGAAGGTGAATGGCAAAACAAAAAAGACAATCCGGCTTGTCTATTAATAAGGATATGAAATGGGCTGTTTTGGCGTTGTTTGGTATAATATGGGTATAAATGGGGCCGAAAGTGCCGATATTAAAGGAAAATTGATTTCCGATACAGGAATTACAAGGGGAG